CAACGTCACAGTCCATGAACTTGACGCTTGGGAAACCGAGGTTGCCAGTATCAGCAGAAGTGAAACGCTGCTGCGCTTGCAACTCGCCCAAGTAGGCAGTCCACATCTCACCGTCCATGACGATCAGGTTTGGACGGTCTGAACCGCGAACTAGTTTGGCCCACATTGCTGAAAGCGCTGCGGAGACTGGGCCTGGCTTGGCTGCTGCGAAGTCTTTCACGTCAGCGACTTGTGAGCGCCAGAACGCAAAAGTTGCGCGATCAATTCCACCGTATACGCCTGTGGCGGGAGAAACTGGAACCGCAGCGTTCAATCCGACCACTTCCTTGCCACCGTTACCAGTGCCATCGGAGTAGATCGAACCGCAGAGTTTGTTGCTCATTGTGCTTTCAGCAACAGCCATACGTGCCTCGAGCAAGTCGATGAAGCCCTCTTTACCGCTGTTCTGCAACTGCTCCAGACCGGAGATGATCACAGGGCAAGCAAGCTGCTTGAGTGTGTACTCAGCGGCGGAGACGACATCTTGTGCTGCGATTGGGAGCAAGTCGTAGCCCGAATAGAAACCAGCGTTTGCGTTTTCAGCGAACGAGAGTTCCTCAAGAATGATGTTGCCGCCGGAGACGGTACGAATGCCACCGGACTGTTGCAATTTAGCAAGCAGCGCGTTGTTTTTTGTGACGTTGTCAGCAATTTTCTTGCTGCGATTTTGAATCGTAGTAGCGATGATATCGCTTACGTTTGCGTTAGCAAATGACATGATTAACTCCAATATCTGAAAAATGAATGGGAAATATTCCCGCTGATTTGTCAGACGTTCCCTTTACGCACGGTAGTTCCGCGAGGTAGGGTGGGAAGGCTCTTAACCTCCTCCTGAAGTCGGGTGGCTATGGCTTTTTAGGCGCGTCCACTTAATACATCCAGACTATTATAATCTGGATGTCGATAGAATAATACTATCTACTCATTTGTGCAAGCGAACTTTCGATTGCACTACGAATATCATCAGCGCCCTGCTCTTGCGCCATTCCACCGCCCGCTGGCGAACCCGACACCGATACGGCACGATTTCGTGCGGCTTGGGCGGCGTTGGTGCTTTGCTGTAACTGTTGGGTCTGCTGCTGCCTACCGACAAGAGCGGAGATTTGTGGGTGCAACTCGCAAGCACGTTGATAGCATTGCTCTAGCGACATCTGAATGCCACGTTTTGTTGCATAGTCCATGATGTCAGCCATGTCGGCACGAACCACATCGCCGTATGGTTGGCTGTTGATGAAGTTCTCGACTCGGTCAATCGCCACTTGGTTCTGAGCCTGCATCTCTTGCTGTTGCTGCATCTCCATCTGCTGATACCGCTGCTGCATGGGCGCAATGGCTTGGTTCACGCGCTGGTTGATGCGCTCCTCGATGGGGTCCACTTGAGGCCCCTGCCCCACCAGTGCCTGGTCGAGCATAGTGACATCAATGCCGAACTGCTTGACCAGTTGCGCCACAAGCTGCGCCTTCTGTTGTGGGGGCGCAGTTCTCAGTGCTCCGGCAGTTTGAAACAGGCTTGCAATTGCGGTCACGGGTGTGCCGCCCTCAGACTGAATCATCGCCATGTAGGGGCTAACGGCTTGGTTTACAGCTTCAGCGAATTTACGTGCTTCGGCAGTCTCTGTCAGTTTGTGGTTAATTTCACGCTCACGCTGTGTGACTCGAGCCTTGATTTCGTCGGGGAGCATTGACCACTTCTCACGCTCGGCTGGTGTCCAACCCTGTGGCGCACGGTCAATTGGCCTAGCTTGCTCTGGTGTTGGCAAGGAGTTCTCAGCCTGTACAGGCGGCTGATTGCTCTTAGGTCCTGGTGTGATGCCTGTATCTTCTTTTGGTGCAAACTTGCCATCGGGACCGCGGGGGCGTTCAGCCATTGCGTTTAAATCTACCGATGGTGTTTCAGAGGTGGAGGTCGCAGACTCTTCAGATGAGGGAATCTGAGCGCCTTCGGATGAAGGAGCAACCGTGGGCGCTGCTTGTTGGGTCGCGACCTCCGTGGATGGGTCTAAGTCCGTATCTTTGACGGCTTCTTCTAGTGCTGTGCGTAAATCGCTCATGTGTAGTGCTCCCGGGTGGGTTTAGTTAAAAGTTTGTTTGCGCAAATGCGCCGTGGTACTGCCGTGCTGCGGCATCGTAAGCACGTGCCGCTTCTTTAATATCGTCAAAAACACCAATTTGCTTCCGTTTAGTGTTTACTCGTATCCGTACACGCCACTTCAAACCAGTGCGATCAACACCCTTATATCCACTCTTGTTAGTTGAATATTTTTGGATGTTGTACATATTCTGAGATTGGTTAGCACATCTAAGATTTGCTATCTTGTTGTTTGATTTATTGCCATCAACATGATCTAAGTTAATGTTCGAAGGCAGATTGCCGTGATGCCAAACCCATATCAGACGATGCACACGAAAGATATTGCCTAACACCTTTACTCGTCGATACCCCCTCTCATTGAGTAAACCAGCGGGGGCAACTGTGCTTCTACCGCGCCCGCTTTTCTTCCAATAAAGTTCACCATCGGCGTAGTCAAACAACTCACGCAAACAGTCTTGACTTGGCAATTCTTTTGCACTCATGTATCACGCTCCTTGATAAACGATCCGGGAAATTTCTTCGCGGCGTTCTTTCTTTACATCGCTGCCGTCCGTGAAATGCTTGGCACGTTGACTCTCAGCGGCTGCCCATGTCTCTTTGAAATCATCAGCCATCGCCAAATTGTTGTCTCTCATGTACTTGGCACGTTTTGTCCTGCTTGAGATGTCTGTGCCATCGGTTGCCCGCAAAGTGCTGAGAGTCTCATCAGCCGCCAACATCGGGGCTTCGATGACACGCTCAGTCTTGACTAGGCAAGTCGGGCAGTCGAATTCACGATCATCGGTGTATGCCTTGATGCTGCATACCCGATGAAAGTGTTCGTTGCACTTATTGCACTTGTAGCGGTAGAAAGCCATTTATCACTCCACCGATGCGGGTGCGCCACCAATCCCTGCACCCTTTGTTGCGGGCAAGTTCGGGTTCGGCTGCTGCATCACTTTGTTCTGCGCCTGAATTCTGGCAACCGCCATATCGTGCTGATCTTTAGTGATCTGTTGCATCAACTCTTGCTCAGACTTTTGAGCCGCAGCACCCATCTTCATTTGCGCCATGGCCTGCTCGTTCTGCATTTTCTGCTGTGCTTTCTGGCCTTCAAGCTGCATCTGCATCTGGCCTTTTTGAGCCTCCATCTGCATATCAGCTTGCGGGTTCGTTTGAGCCAGCATCATGGTTTCAACCTTGAGTTTCTCGGCCTTCGCCAAGTTCTCCATGGTTTCAGACTCCATCTTCTTTAACTCCGCCATCTGACCGGGGTTAGGCTGCTCTGGCTCAGGCGGCTTACTCGCTGCTGCAATCGCGTGATCCAAAATACTCTCGACGTTGCTGGCACCTTTGACACCAGCCAACATGGCTTGGAGCAACTGCAAGACAAAGGGAGCCGCACCAGGAGAACTCTGTGCAAGCGGTGTCAATTGCGCCACAAAATTGCCAATGCCGTTTAGCAAGTCGGCAGCGTCTTGTTTCTTCTGCGCCCAATCGACCGCAGCCATGGTGTCAGCATCTACGTTCACGCGATACTGATTCATGCCCATGGTCGCGATCACTTGCAACGCTGCGGGGATATGCTCACGGTCAGCGGTTTGCTCCATGTTGCTCATCTTGACCAGAGTCTCAGGCTGAAAGTGTGTCGCCATGATCTCGGCTTTGAGTCTCAAAGCATGACGCACCCATCGTGCCAATTCGAATTGGTAATACTGCAAGCGTGTTGAGCCAAACTGGGCCTTGATGCTCTGCGCGGTCGCTGTCTCTGATGCTTTGGACGAGCCACGCATGATGTCGGAGATGCCCAATACTTCGTAAATCTGTTGGGTCTTGTCGCCACGCTGCATACGCAAGTACTCAATGGTCTTGGCGATCATCTCAATCGGCACAAACTCCATCTGACCCTTGATACCGCCGCGTTCAGCAAACATCGCCCAATTATCCACAGGCAAGAGTCTGTTCTCCACGCCTTCAGTAAACAAACGCTGAACACCTTCAGCCGACTTGTCGTAAACGCCTGTGACCTTACACGCCTCAGTCAAATACTTGATGCGTGTGTTGATGGTGTCCAACTCATCGAACTGATCTTGCGCAAACACAAACAACGACCGCGGCATCAGATTCGATGTCGTCGTGTTCATCATTGCGGGCTTGGGGCATGGGAAGAAATCATCTAACGTCAGCGGGTCGTCTTTCACATCCAGAATGACATCGACACCCTTGCTATACCAGTACACCTTCAAATCGTCTTTAGACCAAATCTCAAAGACCTCTGCGCGGTCCCATGGCTCGTTCTGAGGTGTGCCATCGCCCGCGCCCTTCTTCGGTTTCTTGGCGTAATTCAATTGACCCGCAATGACTTTACCGAATCGCTTTTCCGCTTTGTCTTTAGTCAAATACGTGCGTCTCGCCACCCAGCGCACTTCGTCCCACGTTCTAGCGGGTGACCAAAAGAAGTCAGCCCAATAGATATAGTCAGTTGCGACCATCTCACTTGTGATCTGCTCAAACTCAGCCTCTGGCTGCATCTCAACACCGCTTGGGTGCATGATGGCCGGCACCTTGACTACTTCAGTCTCAACCTCATAGCGCAGCCAAATTTGACCCAGACCCACGATTAACCAATCGCTGATGCCGTGGCGCAATGACGCATCGAAGTCGCTACCGTCTTCGCTCAAGCCGCTATTCAAAATGCGCTCAAGCATGGTGGCCGCCACCCTCGCCCCATCGTCAGTCGCATCGTAATTGCTGCGCGACACATCGGCTTTCGGTGGTCGGGCATACAAAGACGCTTTCATCGTCTCAATGGTTGACCAAAACAGGTTTACCCGGCTCTGACCTTCTTCAAAGCCATCGCGTTGGTCAAGATACCGCTTGGTAATCTTCTTACTGTCCTCGTGCCACTTCAGCACCTCTTTGCCGGACGCTTCGATCTCTTTATTCCATCGAATTGCAAGCCCCGCTGGCGTGTTATCGCCGGGCAGCGTCATGCCGTCATTAAATTGACTCATCATCCTATCCTTGTGTTTTGTTTTGGCGCTGTGGACCAAATATCTTCGAGGCAAAACTGATATTGCTTCTGTTCTGGCGCTGGTTCGTCAGCAATAATTGGGGAAAACTGACGCGTTTTTTGTGTCTTGAGTTTTCTTGCCACAATGGACAAATATCTGAACGCATCACTCGCATGGGAGTGGGCATCGTGTTTGGGATTCGGTCTAAAAACGCCCAGGCGCTCATCCCATTCTCTGGAATACGCTCTGAGGTGCTCAAGACCGGAATATGTTGCTGTTTCTTGAAACCAGCACTTCGGAATAACCTGTCGTGCAGCCTCAATTCCGTCAAGCAGCCCCATATCTGGGACCAGTTCTGGCCGGATACCTTGCTGCAAGAACGTCTCAATCATCGAACGCCCAGTTTGCAGGGACTTTGCCTTCGCATCGTGTGGCAACCACACACGATCCACCTTGTACGGCAGGGATTTAATCCACTCAACGTAATGACTGATCGCCTGGCCGTTGGTTTCGTAGAAATCGATGATCCGGTAGCCCTCGGCTGTCGTCTGCCAGACCCACCAGGAGCAGGAATCGGTGTATCCCAAGTCGCCCACGACCTCCACATGGATGTCGGCATCAATCGGGAAGTCTTGAACCTGTCCGGCATCGTAGAGTTTGCCGATATCACGCGCCCAATATGCGCCTGGTATGGCAGCATCAAAGCTGCATTCAAATTCCCGCAAGTAGGCATCGTCACTCATCTGCGCCTGGGCATCACGCAATTCGTCTTTATCCAGAATATTGGACTCAGACGCTTTGATCTCCATAAGGATATGGGTATCGGGGTTTAGCCTGGCTTCTTCTCGCATATTCCAGAAGAAATTTTTGCCCTTCGGAGTCCCGCAAAATATGGCCCAACCGCGGCGATCAGCCAAAGCAGGCCTCAAGACGGAATACCAGACCGATGGACGCATATCGCCCACCTCATCTAACACCACGCCGTCAAAATACAGTCCTCGCATGGAGTCTGGGTTATCAGCACCGCCCACAAATATCTTGGCCGTGCCGCCCCTGCTTCGCAAGCTAATGGTAAGTTCACTCTCATTAGGCTTGCCGACCCAATAGCCTCGAGTAAGTTCTTTCAGATAAGACCACGCCACCTTCTTTGCCTGGTCTCTAAACGGCGCAAGGTACGCAAACTGAGGGTTTTCCAACTCAGTCTCCAGCGCACCCAACACCAAGTCCACACAAGCCGATACCGTCTTTCCCGCCCGGCGATGACAAACCAACACTACCCACCTCTTTGTGCGGTTGTGCAAGTCAACACCAAAATATCTCGGCTTATAGTCCTCTAGCTTCATCTATCAACAATCGCCTTGCGATAGTTTTTCTCAATGCGCAGAATATAACCCATAGGTAATCCCTACTGCAAACGGTGTCGATAAATATTTGCTATTAAGTCCACTATGTGGATAGTTAAAAGCTTACCTGTGGGCAATATTCTGATATATTCTGGGTAATACGGAGCCATCGCCCAGCTCTTGAGAATGTAGCCGACGACAGACTCAGATAAACGTGGTTAATGGGGCAAGAGGTCGTAAAACAGCCTGAGAAAAACCCAGCCTAGCAATAGGTATCCTAGATAAACGAGAGTCGGCAACCTGAAAAGGTTCTGTTATAGCCATCAAATCTTTTTTTTTGATCCAGCTATAACGGGCTAGGTTATGGTTTTTTGATAAGCGGATATCCAATGACAGCGAAAACCCGTGAAGTACGCATCATCTGGCGAACACCAGAGCAAACTCAAGCCATCGAAGATAAAAGACGCGCTCTCAACAAAAAGCGAAGACTCGCCAAAATGCGCAAAACTCTTCGGGCAAAGAAAATCGCCCTCGAAACTGCCACAGCGGTTTAGCAAGTAATCCCCCGCCAATACGCCATTCCCCGCCGGGGAAGAATAACCAT